GAGCTTCATGCGCGGCATCTCTACCGCATCGCGTTCATCCCTATAGCGTTTGACTACCTTGTGACCGCGCTTTTCCCATTTGTCGAAAATCTTGGTAGCTTTTTCGATCTGGTCATGCCAAAACGGGCCAGGGTCTTCACCCTCATATGCGTCATCGTAGGAGGCCATCAGCTACCCGCTGCAAAGAAGAAGGTCACATCTAAGCCAGTACCAGCAATCGTGGCATACAGGCTCACCCCCACGTTTGCAGGAAATCGGTGAAACCCAATCGCCGGGGTAATCGTGCCAGACATAACCTCACCACCCGAACCGCCGTTACGTAGCACCAATGTGCCAGCGGTTGTGTTGTTGACGTAAAACCCGATCAATTGACATGGGCCGGGAGTGACCGCGCCCGTTGCTGTGATGTTTTTGTATCCACCGACTTCGGCTACTGGCTGGCTCATATTCTCTCCTGTCTATATTTAGTCTCAAAGTCCCACAGTTCATCAAGTGTGATGGTTTGCAGGGTCTTGCCCTTGGGCGGTTTCTCGTCCTTAGCCTCGGCTTTATAGGCTACTGCAAGCATTCTAAAGGCATCTGCTGGGTGCGAACACCAGTCATGGCGGGGATTTTGTCTAAAAGCCTTCTTGTCCTCGTCATATTCCCGCTGATATTGTCTCAGCGCCTCAAGCCCCTCATCACAGCTTGGGTCAAACCAGCATCGGGGTAACACCATCCGCACCGCCTGAATGCCGTCTTGCACCCCAATTTCGGGCACTATTGCCAGCTTGCTCATGCCCAAATGCTCGGCTAACTGCTCAATAATTGACTTTCCACCGCTTGCCAAGGTTTTGGCCCGTGCGTCATGGGGCAACCAATGCCGGGTGTACATATACCCTTTGTCAATCACGGCTTGGCATATTTCCTCGATGCTGGCCCCGCTGACCGCATAGTAGTCCATAACCCTTATTTCGCCCCTGACCACTTGGTAGAACCAAATCGCGGTGTCATCTCGGTAACCCAAGTCCCAAGCGGTGTAAACCGGGCTTTCTGGCTCAAATGGCAACTCTTTAATGCGGCCCTCTTCATCCACTCGGCGCATCTCCAGCCCGTAAAACGCCCCCAGAATCGCGGCATCAAATGAGCATTCGTATTCTTGATCGTACTGGTCTTGGCTTAATTGCTCTCGGGCGGCTCTTAATTCTGTGTCTGGCAATAGCTTAGAAACTGAGGCCGGGAGTCTCAGCAAGAACCAATCTGGCGTTGCCTGACTAACCCTATATATGTCATGGAATTGGTTTTTACCCTTGGGAGTGCCCCCAAACACCGCCCAGCCCAATCGGTCTGACAGCGTAGGGCGTATGACATTGCCCCAAACGCTAGGCTTAAAGTCGCCGTATTCGTCAAGGTAGACCCCGTTAAACCCCAGTCCCCGCATGGCATCGGCGTTATCTGACCCAAATAGCATGATTTTGGCCCCGTTGACCAGTTCCACCATTAGGTCAGATTCATTGGTGGTTTTGGTAATCGGTGCGGCGTAATACTTGATGTAATCCCATGCTACCCGCTTGGCCTGACTTCTGAATGGGGCAATGTAAGCATATTGGGCTTGTCTGTTGCCCTCGGTTATGGCCCGTTTGATCAAGTCGTTAATGGCGGCTACTGTCTTGCCAGCCCGTCTATGTGCCACCAAGCATGACCAACGTTCTGTCCTCAAGTGAAAAGGCATAAACGCCTTACGGGGCGCGTAAGGGAGGATTATTTCTCTGCTGCCCACTTAACCACCATTTCTATTGGGCCTTCATCTGCCCCTGTTACCTCAGTCCTTGCCAGCTTGGGTACGTGATACTCAACTACGCTCTGGAAGAGTTCAAACGCCTTTGCTGGGTTGGGCTTTATATCTCGACTAGGATCGCCGTTAGCGACTTCATCTAGCCACTCGGTCAAGCGGTATGCATTGCCATCAACAAAGGCGGCTATGGCCTCTCTAGCCTGTGCTGTGGCCTTGTTTGGGATGCCAGCTTTACGCCCACCCTTTTTTTTAGATTCCACTACTTTATTTTGATTTGTAGTCATTTGGTACTGACTTTTTAGCTTGATCGGCTTTGTTGTATTCCTTGGCTACCTTTACAGGAATACCCGCCATCTTTGCAAATTTGGGGTTATGCGCCGCCGCCGCCATAAATTTTTCTTGTTTCTTTGAAGTGCTAGGCATCTTGGGTATCCTTCATTTTGATAAGGCCGTGGATCATTCTGCCTTTGGTGCGTTTCCATTCCTCAGAATAATCACAATCTTCATAATACTCAAATTCTGGGATTCCTAGCGTGTAGTGGGCAATCTTAATCCTCAAGTGGTCTTGCTCACCCACCAGCACGTTCCATTCTCTCGGTATCTCACCGATAAGTGAATCAGGCAACCAACCAAATCGATGTAGGTCTGCTCCGCTGTTTTCCTCGATAAATTCTGGGGTCAGCACTTTGTTTCGAGGGTGGGCACAATTCCAAAGTATTAAACTTGACCAGTTTTTGCGCGGATAGTCCCGATTTGCCGATTCCATTGGTGTGCCAATATATTTCCTCGGGTGCTTGGTTTGGTAGTCGTGTTTGACCACTTGCACCGCTTTGGTGGGGTCATACAGCCTGTCCAGTTCGGCAATGTCACCCAGCATCAGCATATCAGCGCCATCTAGGAATATGGCCCGTCCTTGAAACCCCATAAAATAAGGGATTAGGAATCTTTGGTAGGTAAAGGCGTTAGTCCCGTCCCTTTGCTTACCAAATAGGGGGGTTATTGCCACCCCATCGGTTGATCTTTCAATCAGGCTTTGGCAAAAAACATGGTAGCCAATGGCCTCACGGGGGTCATATCCAGCAAATATTCTGATCATTTCAGCGTTAAGCGGAAAAGGGTTGAATCAATCAGTTGGGCAATTTCATCAATGATGTTTTGCAACTGGGTGTCATCTGGCATGGCCTTGCGGTTGGTTTCCACGTACTTTGACAGGCTTTCAAAGTATTTCATGGGGTCTTTGGCGTTGTGGAAGTTCTCGGGGAAGTTCTTTATCTTCTTTGAGTAACACCCCATGTAAGCCTCGGCAAACTGGTCTACCAAATCAATAATTGTGGTGTAGTAGTCCCCAGTCGCCAGATGCACCCCGAGGCTATCTGTGCCAAGGTGCATAAAGTGGGCAACTGTGCCGGAATGCAGTAGCGTACTTACAAAATCCGCTACATCTTTGTCTTCAACTGCCATAGCTACCCCTAAAAAAGAGGGGGGACACAGCCCCCCTAATGGCTACTGCCATCCCATTCTATCGGAAATGGCACATCTTTGGGCCATACGTCTTTTAAATTGTCAATTGTCCTGTAATGGGCTTTTTGCCACATTTTTTGGCGTTCCTCACGGCTTAAATTCTTGCCTTGGTCAATGGCGTAATGACACCCTAAGCAAAGCGCAGCGACCAAATTATCGTCAGCTTTGACCCCTCGGCCCTTGCCGCCGCCCCAGTTTGTGTGTGCCGCTTGCACCATATGCCAAGACCCGCAGTGTTGGCATTCAAGGCTTGCCACCAGTTTCAACAGCTTTTTTGACCTTACGTATTGGTGTTTTGCGTACAACGATTGTCTCCAGTGTGGAAAACCTGTGGGTATTTGCACACTCTAACCGCCTTCTGCGGGTGTTGCCTGTGGATATTCTCGTTTCCTTGACAATTGTCCATGTCCCGCATTCTGGACATTTCAAAACATCACCTCTTGGATTGCCTTGGGTTGTTCAACAAACATATCCACTTGTTTTGATGCTTGTTCTATGCGCTTGCAAGCAATGTCAAAATATTTTGGTTCACGTTCAATGCCTATAAACTTGCGACCCATCTGGATTGCCGCGACCCCAGTTGTGCCGCTTCCCATGAACGGGTCTAATATGGTTTCAGCTTTTGGGCATAGTTCAATCACCCATTTCATAACGCCAATTGGCTTTTGTGTGGGGTGGTAGCGTTCTTCGTTTCCTTGTCGAATCATTCCATTCCACCGCCATTGCAACCGCCGCACAGCTTTGGGCCAATTTGTCCAAGCAAGTTCACAATCAGCAAAATCACCGCTATTCATCTTGTCCCATACCAGCCAGCATGGTGTTGGGGGCAATGTAAAGTAATTGCCGCCAAAAAATGCTTGATATTGACCTTTTGTGCGGATTAGTTCAATCAATTTATCAGATGGCGGGGCTTTATCCCAATCAAAATCCCCGTAATCTTTAGGTGCGGCAAGATTTCCCCTGTTGGCAACTTTTTTGCTGTTTTCATTTATCCCATATGGAGGGTCTGTTATCACCGCATCCACTTTGGACAAAGTTTGCAGAATTTCCATGCAATCACCCAAATAAAGTGTGCAATTGTTAATTTCTACTTTCATTGGTGCGCCCTGTCTTGCAGTCGGTTGGTGGCCTCTCGAGTCCGCCAAATTTCGACATCTAGCCTTGATGCCTCAATCTCCCAGCGGAGGGTTTCTTCTTGGGCTATTGCCGCAGCCAGCCCTTTTAACAAAGTGTGATATTCGGGGTCTGCGTAAGCCTCGCGTTCTTGGGCGTTTGCCGCCTCGTAGCCCATTTGCAGGGCATCTTTCATCAAAAGTGCTTTTTTGGACTTGCGAAATTCCTCAAGGTAAACCCGTTGGGCCTTGGCATCGCCATAGGCTCGGGCTTTGTTGCGTATGTCTTGGGCGGCTTCTTCTGGTTTCATGCTTGCCCCCTTGATTGAATAGCCTCAATAAATGGCTCAACAATTGTTTCGCCCATAGATCGCATAAATTTTGTCTCTGCTGTAACGCCTTCAAAAGCGGCAGGCCAATTACTTAAATCGTTTTTTATTTTTTCACAGGCTTTTAAACACGCTTCACGCTCTGCCTTTGCTATTAGTTTGGCAAAATGCACAATATCTTTATCTAAGCAAACAAATAATTCGCTGTCTTCTTCACTTGGTTTTCCATGTGAAACAAACTCAGCCTTCATAGCCATATCAATAATTTCATCTTGCGTCATTTCAAAACTCCAATCATGCGTAAAGCCCCGTCAGGGCCATCAATCCTTGCCAAAGTACTACCAGACCAATTCTCAAAAAAATCGGCTTGTAGGGCCGTTAAACGCCTTTTAGGGCCATTCTTGACCTCGACCAGGAAGGTGTGCCCCTTGTATCCCACCAAAAGGTCAACTGGTAAGCCAATGACCCAGACATAAGCGCCAGCGGCCCTAAGTGCTGAAACAATCTGATCCTGATTTTGATCAACCCTGGCGGCGTATCTCATTCATTCTCTTTCGTAAATCATCAGCAGCAACCTCGCCCCTGCGCCTTGCAATGTCGGCAATCGTTGCTTGCCACCAAGCAGTCGCCTTTTCTTTGCCCAAATCCTTGATCTTTTGGTTGTGCCTCTGTAACCATTCTTTCGCCTCGGTGTGCCTCATGGTCTCCAGTAAGTGCAAGCGCTCGGTTGATAACGAAACGGGAGTAATTCTCATTTCCATCCTTTAATTTGTCTAACAATTGGTGGGCCTCAAAATAAGTCATTTGCCACCCCGCAATTGCGCCAAACGCTCGCGGATATGTTCCGGCATAGGGGCGGCGTTTTTTCTATCTTCTTCCAGCTTTACCAGCACAGGGTCACGCTCTGGTTTGGCCTCGGGAATCTCTGCCCCATCCCATCGCTGTTGATTCAAATAGACCTTGGGGGCTGGGATATATGCCCCGTTGTCCCGTAACCATTGAGGGGTTGTTTTCATCCAATCAAGGTGCTTCAAAATGATGTTGACCTGATAGAAATAATAGTTTTCAGCCCATTTTTTCTTGCAAGCGGCCTTTTCGCCTTTGCGGTCACATCTGGGGTAAGCCTCCCAGAATTCTTCAAAGCCCTGGTCTGTGATTTTGGGCATCTGTGGCATTCCAAATAAGTCATCCATTTGATTTCTCCATAGGTCTGACAAGGGTGGATAGAGTCCTATCCTGCCCTCTCCAGCGTTTGTCTTGTTCTACATTCATCTTGATTCATCTTAATTAACAGACATTGCCCAAGTTCCCTTGAGGAGTTGATTCGCTTATACATCTGGCCTTGATTTCCACCGTGTACCAAATGCTTTAACAGTCGCTCAACTAACGCTGTTCGGCAAATCAGGGGGTGTGTCCTGCTGTCGGTGTTTCTTGACTTGTCACCCCATGCAGGGCCGGTAACGTAACGCGAGTCACTCGGTCTGCCAAAAGAAAAAACCCCGCAAGATGCTCTGTGGTCTTGGCTCTTGGCGAGAGCAACAGCAAGACGATTGACGCTAATCAAAAATCTCGCTTGCCGTCTGGCAAGACCACAGAAAAACCTGCGGGGTTCACAATTAGCGTTGTCGTCCAGATGCCACTCTAGACGGGTTGGATTGTACACTACTTTTTAAACCAATCTGGACGCAATGCCATCAATTGCCAAATTCTTGCCTCGGGCACAGTTACCCATTGAGATACCGCCGCCCTGTTAATCCTAAGAATCCTTGCAAGCTCACTTTGTGACCCTGCCAACTGGACTAATTGCTCTTTTGTCATCTGGGCATTGTAAGGTAGATTAACAAAATAGCAACATTAGGGAAAGTCCCGATAAAAAAGACTTGACGCAATGTTAATTGTGCTTAACAATACACCCATGCCCTGAACTTCTCGGGGTCTTTTAAGGAAACCAAATGAACAAAGACAAATTTATCGAACTGCTCAAAGATGGCGCATCTATGGATGAGTTGGACAGCAAGTTTTACCATCCCAGTTTTCGCAAGGGCTGGAGAAAAGTTACCTCTGGCAATATTTCTTGGTGGGCAGCTAAAACAGCTTTGCGTAATGAGCTTGTTTGCACTGACAAGTTGGTCTACACCATTAAAACCAATTCTTCCTTTAAAAACAACGCGCCTTACAACCCTGAGTTTTTGGGCGCACAACCAGCACAGGTTGGTCAGGACTATTAACCCAAACGGGGCGCAAGCCCCATCCCACCATGTACACAGAAGATTATGAAGAATGGCGGTGGGGGCAAATCCTCACCCGCCAATCAGACTACAACCCCGACACCCAACCAGAGGATGAACAAGATGAAACACCCCAGAACGATAAATGAAGCATTCCCCCACACCGTGGAATATGGCGCTGCCATTGAAATTCACGTTGCTCAACATTCCACTGGCGACAAAGTTATCAGGTTTTTGGCCTTGGTTGCTTTGATTGTGCTTGCCCTTGATATTTTTATTTGGAGGCCATGAAATGAACGCAGACGAACTTATTGACAACATCAAATTCATTGCTGACAAACAGTATGAAGGCGAACCAGCGCAAAACCGCTTGGCTTATCACGTTGGTCTTTTGGAGTCCCATTTGCGGGGCTACATCCAGACCGCCGAGATCGCCCAGGAATACATCAAAGAACTTGAAACCAAACTTATTGCAAAGGAATCAGAATAATGGAAACCCCAATTGGCCCAAAAATAGCCGCCGCATTTGTCAAAGCACAAGCCCAGTTTGGCAAAGCGCTAAAAACGTCTGTAAACCCTCATTTTAAATCCAAGTATGCAGACCTCAGTTCTTGCATTGACGCTGTTGTGGGGGCGCTAAACGCCAATAGCATAGGTCTTATGCAACGCACCTTTGAATGCAAAGACGGGGTGATGGTTGAGACCATATTTGTGCATGAATCTGGAGAAGTAATGGAGTGCGGCCTACTCCATGTCCCGGCAAGCAAGCACGATGCAATGGGGTATGGCTCGGCACTTTCTTATGCTCGGCGCTATTCGTTGCTCACCGCTAGCGGCCTTGCACCATCTGACGATGATGACGGTGTAACCGCCAGCCGCCTCACAGAAACGCCACAGATTAACGCTGGAATGATGGCAGACCACATTGCCGCCATCGATGCCAGCGCCAACAAAGAAGAACTGCAAACCGCCTACAAAGCCGCTTATGAGGCTTGCCAAGGTGATCAGACTTGGATTGCCAAAGTTATCAAAGCCAAAGCAAACCGCATTGCCAAAGCTAAAAAGGAGAAAACAAATGAATGAGCCACCAGCATTTCCAAGACCATTAAGCGTTGATGATGTTGACCCTGACATTACATACCCTGCTCATGTAGGCATGACCCTGCGGGATTACTTTGCGGCGAAGGCTATGACAGCAATTTTGTCTGAAGACCCCGCTTACCACACAAAACATGATTTTATTGATCTTGCAGATTTTTCATATCGTTTGGCAGACGAAATGCTGAAAGCGAGAAATGCTGAAAGCGAGGGCAAGCATGAGTGACGAACAACGCACAGAGGAATGGTTTACCGCCAGATTAGGCAAGGTAACCGCCAGCCGGGTTAATGATGTTATGGCTAAGACCAAAACAGGCTACTCGGCAAGCCGGGATAGCTACATGACGCAATTAGTCCTTGAGCGCATTACCCAGACCAAAGCAGAGGGGTTTACCTCTCAAGCTATGCAATGGGGAATTGAACAAGAACCATTTGCTCGGGCGGCGTATGAGGCCGCACAAGGCGTAATGGTGGAAGAAGTAGGGTTCATGCCCCACCCCACGATTGACATGGCAGGTGCGTCCCCTGATGGCCTTGTTGGGGACGATGGCATGGTAGAAATCAAATGTCCCGAGAGCAAGGGAATGCTGGAAACCTTGTTAACCCAAAAAGTACCCGCAAAATACTTTGCCCAAATGCAATTTCAAATGGCTTGCACAGGTCGCAAATGGACTGACTATGTGGTGTTCGATCCACGAATGCCAGCCAAGGCGCAATTGTTTGTCAAACGGGTTGACCGTGATGACAAATATATCGCAGAGATTGAAGCAGAGATTGTCAAATTTCTTGCAGAAGTCGCATCCCAAGTTCAACAACTCAACAAATACATTGAAAGCAAATAATGTCCAAAGTCAAAAAAGAAATCACCGCAATAGTGGGCCAGTACA